AATCCGATGCGTGGCTGGAAGTCGTTCTCACCAACCGCACGTACCATCTGGAGAGGTACATATGGGCAGTAGAAGACACCAGCGTCATATGGGTTAGTACCCTTATAACCTACAGTTACGTAGTCGCCAGTGGCGTATGGATCGATGTATACTTTAGTACGACCATTCAAAACACCAGCAAAGGTGTTACCAGTGTCATCAACCTGAAGGTTGGTAGACAGGGCAGGTGTGTAGTCAAGCATACCAGCAGCAACAAGGGCAGTAGCAACATCTGAAGAACAGATTACTACGTTACCTTTACCGCGACGAGTTTCTTTAGCGATAACGTTTGCTTCGCGTTCGATCTGAACCAAAAGACCCTTGAACTTCTCAACAGACCAACGACCATCAGCATCAGATGACAAGTCAAAGATACCTTTAGTAGTTACGTTCTGTTGACGAGCACCAATCTTCGCCTGAGCGTTGATAGTACGGATAACTTCACGGTTGATTTCAGAAAGAATCTCTGTAGACAGAATGTTTGCCAACTCAGTTTCAGCGTCCAGACCGTGGATTGCTTTCAGGTCTTGTGCCAATTCTAAGGTGTACTCTGCCTTCAGTGCACGTGACTTAGCAGTTACAGTTGACTTCTCGATGGTGAAACCCATCTCTGCAAATGACTCGCCAGTGTTACCAAGTGCTTCAGCTTCAGCAGTGCTGTATGCATCGCCTAAACCGGGTACAAGTACAGCACCAGAATCAACGATAGAACCAGAAGAATCTAGATCCAAAGTTCCACGTGCGCCTTCTAGACCACTTGAACCACTCTGTGCAGTAGTGCTTGAGTCACCAGAGAAACCAACAGCTGCTTCGTTGAACAAAGCTTCGTCACCACTAGAAACACCAGCTTTAGTAGTCTTGTAACGTGACTTCATCGCGAAGATGAGACCAGTTGGGCCAGACATGGGCTGAACACCACAGATGTCATATGCCATCAGGTTAGGCATTGCACGACGTACAAGTGCAATCAGAACTGGGTTCCAGTTAGATGCTGCACCAGTACCGCCATCAGCAGTAGATACACCATTACCAGCTGCGTTACCAGCAGTTTCGATTAATTGACCGTTCATTGCAGCTTCTTCACGGAAGGCGTGCTCTTGGTTCTCAAGAACAGCAGCTGTTACAGAACGACGGTGTGCGTCAGTGATAGTGCCCGCACTTTCTTCGTTGAGGATCGGTGACCATTTCTCAACTAATTTATCATAGGATACTTGCATTAGTATACTCCCTTACTTATTTGTGTTTTTGATTGCGGACAGATACTGATTCATCACAGAGTTATACTGTGGTTGTTCAGCAGTCCAGTCTTCGGTTACTTCTTCAACAGCAGTCGTAGATACGTCCTTCTTAAAGTACGATTCTTTGACAGTCTTAACTTTATGTTGAAAAGACTCAACGTCTTCAAAGTCAAGAGCTTCTACTAATGAAGCGAGTTTCTCTACCTGAGTGTCAGCGAGATCACCTGACGCTTCACGAATAATCGCGGCACGTTGGAATGATTCGATTTGCTCAGACATTGCAAGAACTTCAGCAGTACGGTTGTTAAGAGACTCTTCGAGTTCCTCAACTTGGTCTGCAAGTTCATCAACTAAGTCGACCTTGGACTCAGGAACTGTTACATAAGACTCTACAAATAAGTCTTTCAACTTATCCATGAAACCTTCAGCAACCTCGGTGCGGAGACCTTGCTCTACAGCGACCTTGTTCTCAGTCATCCAATTTTCAACTACGTAGTTCAGGTAAGAATCAATCTTCTCTACGAGGTCAGAACGAGTTACGTCCAGTTCCTCTTCAAGTCGTGATTGATAATCATCTTCTAAGCGTTCGATTTCCTCGGACAACTTAGACTTAATTGCAGTCTCAAAAATGATGGCAGTTTTCGATTTAAACTCATCTGATAAAGTGGCTTCTGATTCTACCAAGGCGTCCAGTTCATCAGTATAATTGAACTCAGGCAGTTCCACTGCGTCTGCGTCCATGTCTACTTCAAGACCTTCGAACTTGGTTGCCATAGCTGAAAGAGTCTGCTTAGACATACCTTCCATCTTTTTGTACATGGCGTTGATCATTGCTGCCTTAGTCTTAGGTGAACCATCTGGTTCATCTTTATTTGCGGTATCACCTTTACGCTTCGACGCAGGGTTAGTTGCGTTTGCTGCCTTATCGGTTGCCGCAATTGACTGCTCTTCATCTCCTACCGGCATTTTCTGAGCACTAGCTTCCTCGATTTCTGGAAGCTCGATGTTTTGGTCTACATCAGACATAACATTTTACTCCTAATAGTTAGTTTTTAACAACGAGAGGAAACGCTTGTACTCGCGAATCTGCGTCTCGTAGAGATGCTTCTTCGGAGTGTTTCGTATTTCAGTCTCCATATTTTCAATGACTTGAGGTTCGATAACACCATTGTTCCAAACCCAATCTACACCTTCCATGATGCCATTTACAAAGGCACCCGGTGCGGACGGATCTTGTACAATATCGACGGTGTTAAGGATGAAGTCGTCACGTACATACATCGTGCCGTTCTTCGACTCAAGACTACCCATGCCACGAGTTGACACACCTAGTTGAACACCACCTTCAAGAAGACCTTTAACAATCTTACCCATTGGAGTATCCAATATTTGTGCCTTTCCTACCACATCATTTCCCTCGAACTTGAGAGAGGTGATGAGGTGTGAAACTTTGTCTAAGTTAACTGTCGGCCCTTCAGGGTGATTTAATTCCCCAACCGAACGTTTCTTAGATACTTGTTCGTCAACGTAACGTGCAACTGCCCTTTCCATAATCTGCTTAGGGTAGATACGTCCGTTACGGTTCTTCTGATCTGCTTGTGCAAAGACTCCCTCGATGACATAACTCTTGTCACCGTTCTCCTTGCGTTCCACGATGCATTCTACATCATGGTGATTGTATTCTGATATAAGTTTCATTAAAACTCCTTAGCGAATGCGATACCCGCTTTCTCCGCTTCTTTTTGTGACGAGAAGGAATCTAACTTATCACCATCTATATAGGTGACAAACTTACCCTTCTCTTTATGCACCATGACTGTATGTCGATTGACTTTCTTACTCGACACATGATCACCCGGTGGCATACCTTTAGATTTTTTCTCGCGGATTGTTTGGAACGTTTTCATAAGAAACCTTTAGACTATTACTGAATATTTATACATATTCGATATTAGACTTCTTCTTCATCAGACGATTGATCTTCTTCTGGTTCGGAATCGGGGAAATCCTCTTCCTCAGCCGCATCATCAACTTCTTGTTGAGCTGCTTCGACTTCTTCTTCACCATAGAGGTTGGTCGCGATCTTTATTTTTGCTTGATCCATTGCATCCTGTAACCGATCAGTAACCATGTCGTTGAACTGGTTTTCTGCTCCAACAAAGTTTTGATCTTCTACTGACTTGAGAAAGTCTGCAATCGGGTTGTGTGCATCGATTGGATCTGTTCCAACTTCACCTATAACTACGTCATCATCTGGCATCATTTTGGTTCCTTATCTTTTTTATCATCTGGTACCGTTGCCTTCTTAGGAGGCGTCGGTTTCTTTGGTTCCGTAGGTTTCACAGGTGCTTTACCTACGGGGGGTTTCTCTTCTTCCTTCTCCTCCGGGTCTACAACCTCACCGGATGCTATTTCACCATCAATCTCTTTCTGCATTTGTTCAAGGTCTTCATCGGAGAATCGCATGATATTACGCATGACCCATTCTTTAGATATATATTCACCTACAAACCCTACCATCTCGTTCATGAGACCGGCACGTTCGCGGTAGATCTCCATCTCCTTCAGTTCTGTGAAATGGTTATCACGAACAAAGTCAATGTAGATATCATCTTTCCACTCTTCCCAGTCTTGTTCAGTGATGACAGCCTTGAGTACAAGTTGTTTTCTCAAGATACCAAGGAACATAACCGAGAAACGTCGGCGCAGTTTATCAATAAACTTCTGAAACTTCACTTCATCTCTAGAGATCTCAGTAGATCTACCCATAGAGAACTGTGACTCTTGTTCCAAACGATTCACTGGGACATTCAGAGAACGGTATAGTCTCTTCTGAAAATAGATGATGTCATCTATCTGTCCCAGATTATCACCGCCTGGCAGTGTTGATATCTCCGTACCACGTCCACCTTCCTTACGTGGTAACCAAAAATCTTCAAGCATACTCATATGCTTACGGTCATCTTTGAGTTGACCAGTACTCGCATCATAGACCAGTTTGTTACGATACTTAGACATGATGTCTTTCATGTATTCGTTTGCCTTACCACGTGGCATATTACCTACGTCAATATAGAATATACGACGCTCAGGTGCACGTGCAAGACGATAGATTACCAGACTATCTTCCATCATACGCAATTGGTTGATGGGTTTTAGTGCCTTGTGTAGGTGAGATAAGATCTTCTTTCTACCCTCATCTAACACACCAGATGTCACATAACTCACCGCATCGGTGGATAGTTTGACAGAGGTGTTGGCTTGACCGGGTTTCTCGTCATACACATAGAACTCTTCAATTTTATCTACGATTTTGACATTGGTCTTCTGATCTTTCTTATACTTGATTTCTTTTACTTTACGAACCTTTGCAGAATCCATATGACGGATTTCTTGAATACCTGCTTTGAGGTTTGAATCATTGACGAGTAGGTGGTGTACACATCGTCCATCAATGTACCACGATCTGAATTGTTCGTGGCCTAAGTCATTAAAGTTCAACATAGAAACAATCTTGTCGAACTCTAATCTAATGGTGTCTTTGATTTTATCGTTTGCTTCGATATCATCTAGTGAAATCTTTACTGAGGATTCCAACTCAGAGGCAGTAATCGCTTCATTAACAATCTCTTCGATCGCCATATCCACTTCGGGGTGTTGTGCCACTCCACGGTATTTCATGATTAACTGGTGGTTATCTTTTGCTTGATCCCCATCCATGTTAATGTACTGACCATAGTAACCCGCCGCACTGGTCGTGTAACCCGCACCGTCTGGATCTGTAGGTGTTACTGGAGACTGGAGTTTCTGTTGACCAGATGAAGTATTAGAACCTTTACCCGTTCTCTTGATCTCGAATCCAAATAACTTTAGTATACTACCGTTTTCTTCTGCCATACGTAATCTCTTATAAAATAAAGGGTGCCCGTTTGGACACCCTATTATTTAGTCTAACATTAAGACGTGGTGTTTGATTCCCAATACTGGTATGCAAACGTCACATCGAAAGTTTCGATCTCACCTTTTGTATCATAACTCAACGCAATAGGGCCAACAGTCTCGGGGAATGCACCACGAATGTCGACACGTTTGATAACTGACTCGTCACGATCTAGTTGTTCAACAAAAAGATCAGTCTGATAGTCAACGGGGTTTACAAGACCTGAATTACTCTTGTGTCCGTTGATACCGTTAGACCATCTCTCCATTGCGTCACGAACGCCGAAGTTAGTATCATTGATTATGGTTACTGTCCAAGGTTCAAAGGTTCTCTCTGAAGCCATCTTCAATTCACGTCCTCGGAAGTTAACAACAAAGTTACCTACCTGAGACTGTGGAAGTTGTGCGGTTTTACATAGAAATGAAGTCTCTTCCGCATCACCACCTGCATATGCAGGGAAATTGATAGTGCATCGGAAAAGGTTCGCTCTAGCGCCTCCGCCACGGAGTTTTGACTTGAAGTCATCTACGCCTAAAATTGCCATTTCTTATTCTCCTTAAACCGCGCCAACAATTTCTTCGAAATCTACACCAGTTCTAACTGCTACGAAGTTTAACGTTACGTAGTTGATAGATCGTGCAGGTTTAACGAAGATTGAAGCGACGAATGAGTTAGTGTCGATGATCTGACCAGTGTTGTTTGTTTCATCACAAACTACACGGAAGTCAGTGATACCACGACGACCTTGAACTTCCCGAAGGAAGGGTTCTACTATGTTTACAAACTCAGCACGAGAGAACTCGTCATTGAACTCGAACAACACATTCTGAGCTGCACCCTTGATTGCTCTTTCTAATACTAAAAACAAACGACGCACGTTAATACGGTCAAACGCTGAAGGTTTACCTAGGAAAGTCTTGTCACCCTGTAGAGTGATACCCTGTCCCGGTAAGTTAGCGATGGGGTTAATACCTGCTTTATATAGTGTGTCTCTTTGAGTACGACTTGCGTTGTATGCAATAGAGGTTACACCAAGATAGTTACCACGTCGAGTACCTGCGGGAGAGAACCAAGGAGCAGCAACATCATCTGTCGCAGCCATCAGTCCAGCAGTGGACGAAGCAGCAGGGATAAACTGATACTTGTCGTTGTACTTATCGTACACTTTCAAGTAGTTGTTATCAACCACCAAGTAAGAAGACCTAGTGAACGTACTAGCAGTAGCAGTGATGTTAGTAGTAACAGTTGCGGGGTCAGTAACACCAACAACCGCAGCACGGTTAGGAGATGCAACAACAATACAGTCTTTACGTGCAGTAGCAGTAGCGACCAGATCGTTTACAACAGTTACATGATCAGCAGAAGCACTTACGCCTGGTGCGATCAACATGTCTATCTGAATAGTGTTTTCGTCTTCGAATTGATCGTGAGCGGTACTAAACTCTCCAGTGCCTAAGGCAGCAGAGTTTACACCGGAAGTAAAGACGGTAGTTTTTGCAGCGTCTGTCTGATCCGCACCGTGTGTTGCGTTTGTAAATGAAGCAGAAGCAACCTCAACACCAAATACATTGGGTTTGTTTGCACCCCAAACGTATGAAGAACGGTCGTCTAGTACGTCAAGAATGTAGTTCTTAGCACCATCAGTAGTTTTCGCATCACTTGCAAGAGAAACATTAGCAAACGTTTCCAAAACAGTGTTGGGTGAACCTGTGAAGGTTCCGGTTCCATCTACAATTGCAACGTGAACTTCGTCAAGTGCCGCAGCACCATCAGCAGAACGTGCAGAAACCCAATCAGATGTGCCGGGTTTAGCGTCGAATGCACCACTGTATGTCCAACCATTCCATGCGGAATCTCTTGAACCACAAACAGAAACAGTCAAACCGTTCCCAGCAGTACCAGCGTATTTTGCAATGAAGTTACCAACAGCAGTTGATTTTGAGTTATCCCAGTCATCACGGTTAGTGATCAAGTCTACAGTAGAACCACTGTCAACTGCGTTCTTTGCAGCAGAAGTCGCACCACGTACAACGTAGAGACTGTTGGAATATTTCAAAAACTGATTTGCAGATAAAAACTCAATTGCATTTGCGTCATCTGCATATGAGGGGTCGCCAAAGTTACTTACCAGTTCGCCTTCGTTACCGACGAGTACTGGTGTGTTAACTGGGCCCCAAGCAAAGTTTCCCACGATCGCACCAGTAGAAGTAGTTACGCCTGGCACTATGCCTGACAGATCCACTTCTTTGATGGCAACATTCGGGGATTCAGACCTTAGAAGAGCCATAATCGTATCCTTTTATTTCGTTGATTTATGATAAGTATTCATAATACGGAGAATTAATTCAATACCATTATTTATGCTTTAATAATTTTCAACATTATCCCACGGTATTTGCCAACCCATATCCTTCAACTCGTCTTGCATCTCGATTTGATTGATTGCGTCTTCTCCGTCATCAATGAATCCGAAAGGAACCATGTCCGCTTCTATTTCCAGCATCTGTTGTTCAAACATCATCTGTTTTAGATTGATATCCGTCATATCTGAAAAGTATTGTGTTGTAATAAAGAAACCAAACATCACAAGGTTCATCATGAGATCGTCATGGTTACCATCGGATGCCTCATAGGATTGACCCTTAGACACGAAGGTAGATACCTCCATGATCGTATCTTCGTCAACAATGTCTAGTTTCTTTTCTTCTAGTAGATCCTTGATACCAGAACAACCCAATCGTTTGACCTTACGGTTCATCTCAATACCGATTGCATTCCTCTTGACCGCAGACTCTAGGTGTACATTTTCGTACTCTAGGTCGTGGTACAGACCATTACATACCACCTGACCCGCATCATTTGACTCAATAATCACATATGCTTCATTGTACGCTTTTGCGATTTTATAAATAATATCTGGAAAGAGTATTGGCGAGATACGATTATTGCGATAAACCGCGACCTGTTTAAAAGGTCGGACTGTTACATCGATTACCGAAAAGGTACTATAGTCCAATCCCCTTCCTTTTGCTACGTCAACGGTCATGATGTAGTCGTGTTTCGGCATGGTATCTTCATAGATCCGTACCGAACCGTTTTCGATAATTCTTTTGGGTGGCGTTGCCCGAAAGTTTAGTAGGGTTTCTGCACCAATAAGAGTGTCACCCGTACCAAAGAAGGTATTACCAAACTCCTGATCAAACTGTAACTGAGACGTGTTACTGATCGTAGACTTTTTCCATGCTTCGTCTCGTCCCGGAACATCCCACCAGTTAACGGTGAATGGTTTATATTCACTGGTCTTCTGTACCGCACCTTCCCAGATCTTATGAAACTGATTACCAATACCATTCGCAGTGGAGGTGATGATTACCTTGGTATCCTTACCCGCAGATACTACAGGATATGTTGACGTATAGAACTCAGCTGCACGTTCAACAAACGCGAACTCATCTAGGAACAATAAGTTAACCGACATACCACGAATAGAACTACCAGAGGTTGCAGCTGCAAGGATACGAGAGTTATTGGAGAACTCAATCGAACCCTTGTTCAATGCACGACAACCGGGTTGTAAGAAGAATGGTAGGTTCTCTAGTGCAAGAGTCACACGTGCCAACATCTCACGTGCAGTTGCACCTTTGTTTGCAAGTACCGCAATGGTTTTCTCTGGATGGAATATGGCATACCATAAAAGGTATACTACAGAGGAAATACTTTTACCTGACTGACGACACGCAAGAACAATACTGAAACGGTTGTCCGCAAAGTGTTGAAACATATTTTCTTGGTAGTCATATAGATTGAAGTTTATGAGACCTTTATCCAGTGATATAATCTTCACGTAGGTTCTTGCAAAGTAAGCAGGATCTTGCATACACTTCGCGTATTCACGAACGTCATGTTCAGTCCACGGTTGAGTTACCCCATCGCCCTTGACGTTGGGGTTGCCCATGTAATGATCAGTCATGTGGGGTTATATCTTTTTCTTGAGGGGGTTCTGCCAACATGCGTTGGAGATCAGTCGCACTACCAATAAACACATTGTTATTAGTCACACCTTTGGCGGCTTCTTCTGCTGGTTTGGTGATGTCCTTGTGTTTCTTCTGGAGATCCATAAGTTTGTCAGTAACATCTGCGACATTCTTTATCATACCAGAGAGGACTTCGAAGGCACGGGGGTGTTCACTTTCACGTGCAACTTCCATCATCAAATCCAGACCACGTTTACCATTATCGATCAACTCCATATAGGTGTCTCTCGAAGTCTCGTAGTCATCCTTAATATTCTTTTCTTCACCTGTCATTGTCTATCCATATTTTTTTAAGGAAAGTTAATCGGATCAATATCGATTGTGTTTGCCGTTAACGTTTGTACGAAAGTTACTGCATTGCTGGTATTCGCTTTCTCACGTATGGTGAAAGATATTTCTTCCGAAACAGAAACACTTCCACCCGATGGTGCAGCGCCTGATTCCACGTTCCATGATCTAGTTATATCTAGGTCATCCCATACACCAAAGTCTCCCGGAGAACCTGCGTTAGTACCAATAGAACTTACTAGAGTTGCCTTTATCTCGAAATTACCTGCAACAAAACCGGCACCAATGTCATCGACCCAATCACCATAATCAACAGTAGGAATACCAGCCAACTCGGCGGCAAAACCGTTGACTCTCAAATCTCCCACTGGGTTTACGTCAAGTGTTATAGAAGCGAGGTCGGTATTTGATCCGATGTCGAGATGACTCTGTGGATTGGTCAACAGTGGTGGAATCTGAACCTCTGGTATATTACTTATTGTCATATCTCCAATGGTAAACGCTTTAGTCTTCACTGCGCTTGCACCGAAAGAAGATGACACATTCATCGTATAGTTTTCTATCCTTGGTTGTGGTAGATCGCTATCTGTTGCAATATCTACATTAAATTGCGATACAGATGAAGTGGTGTGAGAAAACTCACCGAATGGTTTGTTCGATGATGCACCGAAGTCTGCCCATACTTCAGGTAGTGCAAAATACACCTTAGTTCCTGCTGGAGCATTCACTGGGAGGGTGTTCGCGTTGCTTACGTACACAAGATTACCAGAACCAAAACTAGTGATTACTGTACCTGTAGGATAAGGAATGTTGCCCCGTATTTCCATACCAACAGTTAGGTTACTGTGGGGAACATACAAGACCTGAGACCCACTATAAGTAGTACTGGTGTTCGCCTTAGGTTTGATATCACTAACATTGTAGTAATATGTCGCGGTTGGGACATTAGTACCATTAAAGGAAAACTGTATCGTGTCACCTTCCGACGCTGAATCATCTGTTGCGTTGGTCGCAAGAGTATAACTTGAGGCTGCGTCCGCCACAACTATAGACCCAGATGTAACTAGTGTACCAGTATAACTACCAACGTGAGCTGTTGCTTGTACCGTTAACCCACCTGTCGCGGAATCTTTAACACCAATAGGAGTAGAGAATACGACAGCTTGGTCGCTGATTGATTGTGCGATAGGTTGTGGTATGATTATATCTGCACTGTCACCTGAGATGGTTTTGAAGTTAACATAGACATTTTCCGACCCGTTGTTGTTTATGGAGGGATTCACTGTGATACTCAGGGTCTGTCCTTCAACTATTCCCCCAGTCGGTACAGTCATCGTATAAAGAGGTACCGATATATCATAAAGTGTTATGTCCCCAGTAGACGCCAATGTGGCACCGCTGGGGGTGTCTGAGACGTATATTCTGAAGGTTTCGTTGGTTTCTTGTCTCTGATCATTGTTAAGAGTCAGATCGATCATGCCATTGTTACCTGCAACAATAAACGACTGTCGTGCATCGATAGACGCCCAACCATCAGAGAAATCGTTAGAGTCTACGGTACCTGCGATGTAATAGTAGTATAACCCATCTGCAGCACTTGTAGTGAAGATAGATTCAATAGTTTGACCTTCATTCGCATTACCACCATTAGGGGTAGTCATCGTGTAAATGTAGTCGCCAATGATTGTGTAACCCAAACGTCCTTGTTCGTCGCCGGACGTGTTAGTCAGAACAAAGACAAAGTCTTCATTATCTGAGTCGCCATTGTTTGCAAGTATGAATGGTGCGGTTCCTAAGTTACTAGTGAACGTGATGTCTAACCTAGAAGCACTATCTGTGGGTGGCGGAGTACTAAAGTCTGAATCGGTAGTTGTGACATGATCAATAAAGTAACCTGCACGAACACCATCTTGAATGTTAGTACCAGTTATATTAAAGTTTAAGTTGTCACCGTTTTGTGCACCTACAACAGATGGAGTGATAATAAATGATTGGATCTGGTTCTCAACCCGTAGAAGCTTAACCTGCTCTCGTTCAGGATTAAAGAAACCACCACTAGATGTGGTAAGGGTTAATGTTACGTTTGATACAGTTTCGAATACATCCGAGGTTTCGGTTGCGGACAGGATATATTGTGCTTGTGCACTAGTAATAACAAACGAACCAGTCTTAGTGATGATTCGTGGATCCGTTCCACCGATTGCATAGTTTACTGTTGTGCCGACTGTAGACGCATCAACTGTAAGTTCGACTACAACGTTGTCACCTTCCGTGATAGTAATGGTCTCTCCAGTGACCTCGAATGTGGGTTCTACATTGTTCAGTGTTATTAGTGGTGAGGTTGCTTTGAGAATGTTACTTCCCGTGTACAACTTAACTATGAAGGTTTCCTCAGAGTCTTGGTCACCGTCCACTTTTGTTTGTACACTGAACCGACCGGAATCGTTACGAATGTCTATCGGGGTAAAGGCACTAGTCCACGTAGTAGCAACGAAGTCTGCACTGTCCGCAGAGTCCAA